TTATGTGTAAGTTTTCCATGTTATAAAACTATAAATTCATTTGCTACACTTTGCTCTGTATATGCACTATTGTTTATTGAATAGCTATCTACAGTTTGATTAGTGCAGAATATTTTATCTCTAAATATTAGATTACTACCTTGTGTTATTTCTAATGTATAAAAGGTATCTTCTACTAAAGTAAAAGTATTACTATATTGATAATAATAATCATTAGCAGTAAAAGAAGTTGTTGTTTGATTAAACACTTCTTTGTTTGTAGTTTCATTAGTAATCTTAATAGTATAGGTTAAACCAGAAGTATAAGATCTTGGTATAAAACTAAATGTTTGGCTGCCTGTAGATTTTTGCAATACAATCATATATATACAATAAATGTTTGTTCAATTTGTTATTGATAGAAATAAAAAAAAGGGTAACATTTCTGCTACCCCTTTAAAATCAAAAATCAAATCAATTATGAATTTGTTCCCTCTGTAATAGTAATAGTACCACTTAATCCTGCAAAATCAGTTACTGAGAATGGGAAATCTGCATCTACAGTATCAGAAGCCATAAAGTTAGCTGGTTCTCTTTCTTGGGCACTTAGGGTTAATGTATACCCTGATAAATCACCCATACCAGCTCCAGTTACTATTGTACCTCCACTAACATCTGCACCATGTTCTAAGCCCATCATAAATACATTACCATTGTAATCTTCAACAGCAACATGAGGCCTTCCATAAGCTAAGAGTTTAAGTTCTTTGTTATCCTCTTTTGTTAGTTTCTTAAGTGTAAGGTTTAGTGTTTGCTCATAAAATACAGTACCATTTTCTCTTGAAGCTGTTACTGTTTGCTCAAAACTACTATTACCTTTCAACTCATATTTATAAGCAGTTAGATCATTTGATGAATCTCCTGTTAAGTTTGTAATCTCATCATCTGTTTTTGTAACAGTTCCTAAATCACCAAAATCAACAAAGTAAACATTCTTTAATCCTCCTACTACATCTTTACAAGGTTCTTTTCTACCTCTAGTTAAATCACAAGCCATATTTTTATAGTATTAAAAAAGGGTAGGTAGGCACAAGGCTCACCCACCCTCTAAGATTAAACTTATTTACTTATTAAGAGTAAAGTACAATATCAGATCCAATACCATATTGAACCCCTGCACTAAATCTCATTACAATTCTTACATTATCAGAGCCATCTATATCAGCCATATCAATAACTTTTACTTCATTGTGGTCTGCTAATAAACCAGTACCAAAGTATAAGTTAGATTTTTGTGCTAATACTGCATTGTTATCTGATAATCCTGTTGCTAAGAACAATCTAACTCCATCAAAATAGGTAGGTTGCAATGCTTGGTTTGTACCTTCTGATCTGTAACCAGCAGCACCAACACCATCAGCAGCAAATCCACCTAAAGCTCTAATATAGGCTTGGTAAATGTTTCTACTTACATATAGAGTTAAATCTTCTTGACCAAACAAAGCAGATGGTGCTCCATCTAAAATTTGACCAAGCTCAGAAATTACATTAGAAGAAGTTACAGTATCATTTGCTACATCAATAACATCAGAATCTGCTGCCATTAATGTAGTTAAACCATCAAATTCTCCATTGTTTGCAGTAACACCTCTCCAGATGTTTTGCTCAGTTTTCTCAGCTACTTTAGCTGCTACATGTCCAATTAAGAAATCAGCAAAGTTAGAAGGTAAATCATTATGTGCAGAGAATCCCATCTCTTGTGCCATAAATGTACTTATATAATCCTTCTTACATAATTGTAAGTTTACTTGCTGAAACTCAGGTTGTATAATTCTCTCTGATATTGTTACAGTAGATGTAGGATCAAAGTCACAAGATGCATCTTTGATTACATCATCAATACCTAATTTTTGCACAACACTTTTAAATTTAATGTTGGGCATAATTTCAATTCCACCATTATCAATGGTTACACCACTTAATAAAGCTGCAGCCACATATTTAGATGCACTCTCTCCAGCATAAGAAGTAGTAATAGTTTGCGTAGTTGCCATTTTTTATCTATTTATTTTTTAATTATTAACTAGGATCTGTAGCTGTAATTGCTCCTGCTGCACTTCCTACACCATTCACAAACCAGTTTGATCCATCACACTCAAGTTCTATATAGTCTCCTGCAACAGCAGTAGAAGCTACAAAGTTAATTTGATCTTCTTCTACAGCAGCTACACTTGCACCATTTACCACTAAAATACCATCAATATTATCACCTTCTGCTGAGTCTACAATCCAATTGGTAGTAGGCTCTGTTGCACCAATGATAAATTTGAAGTTTGATCCTGATTTTAATGAAGGTAATGTTACTGTACCTCCACCTGTAGCATTTAGTATAAATACTTTACCACTATCAGCACCTACAAGAGTTTTATCTCCTGTTAAGCTCTCTACCTTTTTAAAAATTCTGGTAGCATCATTTGAAATTGTTGTTGCCATTTTTATTATTAATTATTAGAAATTTTACTTAATACTCTATCTAAAGTTGTAATACCACTTTTTTGCCCATATAAGAAAACTTCTTTTTGTGCTTCTTTCTCAGGATTGTGTTTCACTTTAGGTACTGCAGAAAGCTCCTCTTTAGGCTCTTCTACTTTTTCTTCTTCTACTACTTCTGAAGCCATATCTTGTTTTTTATCTATCATAGCTTTGATCTCTTTGATCATTTCTTTAACCTCTGATAGCTCTTCTTTTGTAGCATATTTCATTTCTTCTTTATCATCTTCTTCAAGCTGTTGCTCTTCTGATAAATCCTCCTCAGCAGGTTCTTCTTCTTTAGCTGCACCAATAGATGCAATGATGCCCTCTTCTTTAACCATAAGAATCTGCCCATCTTCTAAAGTGTACTCACCAACTGGTAAAGCTACTTTTTCATCTTCTGTTATAATAAAAACTTCTTTACCTTCTGATAAAGATTCAGCTTCTATTATAGTACCATTATCTAAAGTAGCTTGTGCTAGTTTAACTTCTTCTGTTTCAATAGAAAGAAGCTCTTTTGCTTTTTTAAGTACTTCTGTTGCTTTCATGTTATTACAATAAATTAAATATTAAGTTGTTAGATTTTTAAGTTGTTTTGGTTATGTTACCAATCCCTTGTGCTTGGAAGCTACCATCACAACACTTTCTTGAGTATGTACCATCTGGGCACAAACATGCCCTTCTATCATCTTTAGGGCTTGGTGCTTTTTCATTGTATTCTCTCATTATTGGCCTATATTATCTACAGCATACCAAGTTGATATACCATCACTAATTAACATTCTTGATTTAGCTTCTGCTACTGTAATTGAATTTTCTAAAGCACCATCATCTATCTGATCTGTGCCACTTCTTGTTACAACAGCATCCTCACTATTTTTTCTTGTTCTAATTATATAAACCTTACCTGCAGAAGAAGATGCAAGAGGTAGGGTTATATTTAAATCACCACCAGAAGATTTATTTACAAATATTACTAAATCATCTCCATCTAATGTTTTATCTGTACTTATAGTTTCTACTTTGAAAGTTAAACCACCACCTATAGTAAAATTGTTTACTGTAACATTTTCTGTACTTCCTACTTGTGGGTATATTTTTACATTTTCAGAACCATGTCCCATATATAAACCTGTAGGTGTTCTAACTAATGCACCATTTTCTATGGCACATCCATTTAGTTCAAGATCTGAATCATCATCTACTTTTACTCTGTATTGTGTATTGTGTACTAATGCCATTACTTAGGTGCTTTAGGATGTTTAGCTGGTAATAAATCAAAATCACCAGTGTACTTTTTATTCTCAGGCCTACCATTCTTTACTAGGTATAGAAAAGCATTTACTCTTGCAAAAGCCCATTGGCTTGGGTTGTTTACTGTTGGTGAATGTGAAACATTAAATGCACCTAATCCTCTTTGGAATACTGCTTTTAGTTTTCCTATTGTAACACCATACCCTAGCTTATCTTTATATCTTTCATTAAACTCATCTGATTTCTTTTGTAAAGTAGCCTCATCAGCTTTGGATACTTTTGCACCTCTACCTGTAGAAGCATCACCCTTTGCTGTACCTTCTCCTTTTGGGTTTTTATTAGGTGTATCTGATTTAGGTGCTTTAGGGCTTTTTTTTACACCACCTCTTTCACCTATCTCTGCCAGATCTTCAGATAATGGTACACATTTATGTTTTTGATAATCTTTTTTATACCCCTTTGGGCATTTGTATTTTTTAAATTTTTCTGCTGTAAGTTTATGTTCTTTACATGGCATATACCATGTTTTACCCTCAAACTCATGCTCATGATAATCTTCACAGCCTATATCTTTTGCAGCTTCTATAGCCATCTCTTTTGTAGAGTAAGCTAATCTATCATCTATTATTGCAAGTGTATCATCTACAATCTCAGATTTTAAACTTAGCATATCTAAACTTTTTAATTTAGATTCACTCCAAGATTTACCAGATTTACCACCCCATAGTAAAAAACTTATTGTACCACATGCTTCATTATCTTCTGGTTTGTAATACTCCTCAGCTCTTGATAAATAGCTGTACATTCTTTTTATAGTTTCTACACTTATAGGTTTACCTTGTGCTAATTGTTGTGCCCTGATCTTACCTACTGGTGTTGCACATTTGTTGTTTACTTTTTCATTTAATTCAATACCTCTTTTAGCATTGTTCTTTACAGCATCAGGATAATCTCTATAAGATTCCATTTCTATAGTAGTACCCTTTTTATATCTGTTATCTTTTTTGATTATAGCCTTCATCTCAGAAAGTAAGTACTCAGCTTCTTCTTCTTCCCACTCAGCTAGTTTGTTTGGTTCATTAGGCCTTTCTAGTTTATCTGCAAAATATCCTTCTATAGAAAAACCTTTTACTTTACCAGTTTTTACAT